GGCGCCGAACCTGCTGGACGGAGACGATGTCCGTGCGCTGATCCATGCCCTGCTGTCCATTGGCCCCCTCGTGCTCGTGATCGTGGATACGCTGGCCCAGGCCACGGCCGGCGGCAACGAGAACAGCGGCGAGGATATGGGCAAGGCTATCGGCCACTGCAGGACCATCAGTGAGGTTATCAAGTGCCTGGTCATGCTGGTCCACCACAGTGGCAAGGACGACAGCAAAGGCGCTCGTGGCCACTCCAGCCTGAAGGCTGCGGCGGACACCGAACTCGAGGTGGTGCGTGGCAAGGACACTCGGGCCATGCGGGTCAGCAAGCAGAAGGATGGGGAAGACGGGCAGGACATGGGATTCAGCTTGGTGGCCGTCCCTCTCGGCCACGATACCGATGGCGACCTGATCACGAGCTGCGTGGTGTCCCACAACAGTTCGACAGTGGCCGACGCGCGCAAGGCCGGCAAGAAGCTGGGCAGCATCGAGGCAGTGGTCATGCAGACACTGTTGGATGGTGAAGAGCTGGCGTCCGGGGGCATGGATCGGGAGTCACTTCTTGTGGCCGCGGCGGCCAAATTGGAGGTGGAAGATGGCAAACGGGACCGCCGTCGCGAGGTCGCATCCCGCGCTTTGAACGAACTTTTGAAGAACGGAAGCATTAAAAACGAGGGTGGAATACTTAAACCTACACAAGGTGACGCGTTATGAAAGGCGCCAGCAGCGTGCAAAAAAGTGCGCGTTGCCCAACCCACAACCCACAACTTCCCACAAGTGGCCACGTGTGGGTTGTGGGACAAAGTCGATTTTCATGCCACAACACCCACAATTGTATTAGTAATTGTGGGTTGTGGCATATCGATGTGGGACCCACTTGTGGTTCAGCGTGCAGAAAACTGCAAGATAGATTTGGAAGCAGAAAACTGCACGCAGCCGGAAGATTGCGAATCCGGACCCTATGCCGCGAGCATGTGGCCAAATCTGTAGATCATTCTACAGTTGCTGATAGTTCAGCCCTCCGGTATAAGGCGGGCTATGACCAGAGACCCCGAGATCCTGACCGCGAAACACGACCTGTTCTTTGCCGAGCTGGCAAAGCACGGGCAGATAACGCGCGCCACTACCGCGGCGGGGATTGACCGCAGCCACGCCTACAAGCTGCGAGACAGCGACCCGGTATTCGGCGAACGCTGGAGTATCGCCCTCGAGACCTATGTCGACACCCTCGAAGCCGCGGCCCACCAGCGCGCGGTAGAGGGTACTGACAAGGGCGTCTGGCACCAGGGCGAGCAGGTAGGCACCGAGCGACAGTACTCGGACACCCTCTTGCTCGCCATGCTCAAGGCCAAACGCAAACGCGAGTACGGCGACGCCAGCAAGATCGAACTCACCGGTGCCGATGGCGGGCCCGTGAAGGTCGAAGAGTCTCCGATCGAGATTGCGAGGACCATCGCCTTCGCGTTGGCGTTGGGGCTGCGTGAGAAGGCTGCGCAAGAGGCAGATGGCAGCGATTTGGCATAACCGAGTTTCACGGCCCCCAGTCCGACACTGGTAATTCCGCTGGCATCATCGGCGATAATAGCGAAAGGAAATACCATGTCTCGCATTCTCAACAGCATTGACAGCAACCTGATTGGCCGCGACAGTCTCGGCCGCCTGATCGCCAAGGACGGATTCCGTGCTGGCGACCACGGCAAGCAGATCGACCTGCCCAGCGTGAAGACCGTCAGCTTCTTCGACGACTTCCTGGGTGACGTGATCGCGGACCAGTGGAACTATGTGGAGGGCACCGGCAACCCGGCGGACGCAGCCGTCCTGGCCGGCGGCATCGGTGGCGTGCTGCGTGTTACCACCGGTGCGGCCGGTACCGGTTTGGCAGCGGACTTGAGCCAGATGACCCAGGCGCTGCAGTGGCAGGCCAGCAACGGCGGCCTGACGCTCCAGGCCCGCCTGAAGCTGTCGGCCATCACGACCTGCTACGTGTTCATCGGCTTCACCGACGTGGCGACTCTCGAAGCCCCGATCGAGTCGGCCAACAGTGCGAACACGCTGACCAGCAACGCGAGCGACGCTGTGGGATTCATGTTCGATACCCGCATGACGAACGATACGTGGTGGCTGGTTGGCGTCAAGGCTGACACTGACGCGACGCACCAGAACACCGGGTACGCACCGGTGGCCGACGACTATGCGACGTTCCGCATCGAGCTGACCAGCACCGGCGCGGCCGACTTCTTCTACAACGGTGTGCAGGTTGGCACCCGGATGTCCGCAGCCATCACCGCGACAACTGACCTGACCCCGACGCTCGCTGTCGGCAAGACCTCTGTCGCGGCGGGTATGACCATGGACGTGGACTACGCACATGTGTCGATGCTGCGCGCGGCGGACGGCGACGCAACCTAAGCACCAACGGCCCCGGGCTTCGGCCCGGGGTTTTTGCACGTGAATAGATCCATGAATAGGAGCTGAAATGCCAACACCCGGACAACAGGCACCGTGGCAGCAAGCAATGCCCGACGCACTGCGAAAGATGTGGGAGTCGAACGAGCCCGACTTGGCGCACGAAGTGGCAGAACTGCGCAAGGAGATCGCCGCGCTGCGAGCTGAATTGGCCCCGGTGCCGTCGCTGATCGTGACTGGGCGACAGGCGCTCGACGAGTTCAAGAGGTTGTGTTTCTTGCACTAGGATGCAATGGACATAATCGAAATCTTGCGTGCGCTGGACGGCGTGCCCGCGGACAAGCAGGCCGAGCTGCTGGCGAACGCGCGCAAAGTGGTGGGCTCGCGGCGCTGGTCCCCGAACCCGGGACCACAGACCGAGGCATTCTTCACGGATGCGGACGAGCTGTTCTACGGTGGGCAAGCCGGGGGCGGCAAGAGCGACCTCGAGATCGGGGCCGCGATCACAGCGCACCACCGCAGCCTGTTGCTGCGCAGAACGAACAAGGAAGCGCTGGGGCTAGTCGAGCGGATGGCCGAGATCATCGGCGATCGCGATGGCTGGTCCGGACAGCACGGTATCTGGCGCCTCGAGGACAGCACGGTCGAGATCAGCGGCTGCCAGCTCGAGGACGACAAGCAGAAGTTCAAGGGCTCGCCTCACGACCTGATCTGTTTCGACGAGGTCAGCGACTTCAGCGAGTCGCAATATACGTTTATCATAGGCTGGAACCGGAGCACGAAGCCCGGACAGCGCTGCCGTGTGATCGCGGCCGGCAATCCGCCGACGAGGCCCGAGGGCCTGTGGGTCCTGAAGCGGTGGGCCGCATGGCTTGACCCGAACCACCACAACCCCGCAGCACCAGGCGAGCTGCGCTGGTACACGACCGGGGAAGATGGGCACGAGATCGAAGTCGAGGGCCCCGGTCCGCACGTAATAGGCGGCGACCTGATCACGGCACGCAGCAGGACGTTCATCCCCGCGCGCTTGTCAGATAACCCGGACCTAGAGGCGTCAGGCTACGCAGCCACACTGGCCGCCCTGCCCGAAGAGTTGCGAGCCGCGTACCGCGACGGCCGGTTCGATGCCGGCTTGAAGGACAGGGCGTACCAGACGATTCCGACAGCTTGGGTGCGGATGGCACAGGAGCGATGGACACCGACCCCGCCACAGGGTGTTCCGATGTGCGCGATGGGCGTCGACGCGTCCGGCGGCGGCACGGACCCAATGATCATCGCTGCGCGATTTGACTGCTGGTTCGCGCCCATTATCCGCGTGCCAGCGAAAGAGATCCCGATCGAGAGGGCCGGCGCCTACTGCGCGGGCATCGTGGTGAGCCATCGACGAGACGGCGCGACCGTGGTCGTGGACCTGGGTGGCGGGTACGGCAGCAGTATGTACGAGCAGCTGCACGCCAACGGAGTCGAGCCTGTCGGCTACAAGGGCGCTGCGGAAGGGCGCGGCCGCACTCTGTGCGGCAAGTTCGGATTCAATAATCAGCGGTCTTCGGCCATCTGGCGGTTCCGCGAGGCGCTGGACCCCGGCCAGCCCGGGGGTTCGATGATCGCACTGCCGCCCAGTACCACGCTGCTGGCGGACCTGACAGCCCCGACCTACGAGCCAGACAGCAAGATGATCGTGGTCGAATCGAAGAAGAAGGTCTGTGATCGGCTGCAGCGGTCCACCGACGAGGGGGACGCGGTCATAATGGCCTTTTCTAGGGGTATTAAACAAATCAATATACCCGGCGGTTTTAAGGAGTACAATCGGCGCCGGGCACCACAAGTCGTTTTTGGGCACCAAGTCACGCGGAGGTAGCAGCCATGGGTAAAATCGTCAAATCAATCTTCGGTGGTGGTGAGAAGGTGCGAATGCCCGCGCCCATACCAATTCCGCCGCCCCCGCCTGCCACTCCGATGGTGGACGAGGACGCGATCCTGCGCAAGAAGAGGAAAGCAATGGCGGCGCAACAGAACAGAAGTGGCCGTACTGCGCTCGCGTCGCTAAGTAGGGACGATGACGGCCAGACGTTCGGCTGATCGATCATGGGCCGCATGGTCGATGGCAAGTGGGTGGGCAAGTTCCCGAAGCACCAGTGGTTCGACCGGCGAGGTAAGCCCGTGACGGACACCAAGCAGTACACCGAGGGCGGAATCCGCCGCGGCATGACGGCGGACGAACTCGAAGAAGAAAAGAAAAAACGCGGTCGTGCGGGGCAGACGGCCATCGAAACCTTGGGAGGCGACTAGGTGAGCTGCGTCAAGGCGATCAAGGACCACAGCGAGCAGCTTTTCGGTAAGCGCGGTCCGTTGCTGTCCCTGTGGCAGGACATCAGCGAGAACTTCTATCCTGAGCGGGCAGACTTCACTACAGCGCGCAACCTCGGTGAAGAGATGGCCCGGGGGCTGATGACCAGCTACCCTGTGATTGCCAGACGCCAACTGGGGGACAGCTTCGGCGCCATGCTGCGGCCGTCGGCCAAAGAGTGGTTCAAGATGCGAACCAACAGGCCCGATCGCGAAGACACGACCAGCAAGCAGTGGCTCGAGTGGGCGTCCAAGTTCACCAAGAACGTGATGTACGACAAGGGGGCAATGTTCCCGCGGGCTACCAAGGAAGCAGACCACGACTTCGCGGCCTTCGGCCAAGCCTGCCTGTCTATTGAGATGAACCCCGAGCGCAACGGAGTGCTGTATCGAAGCTGGCATCTGCGGGACGTGGCTTGGCAGGAAGGTCCGACCGGCAAGGTTGAGACCGTGTTCCGCAAGTGGAAACCCGCATGCGCTGACCTGTGCAAGCTGTTCCCGAAGACCGTGCATCAGAAGGTCCGGGACAAGATGGCAAATAAGCCATACGACGAGATCAACGTGATTCACTGCGTAATGCCGTCGAAGGACTACGAGGCTATGGAAGGCGGCAAGGCTTTTGCGCAGCCGTACGTGTCCTGCTACATCGACGTGGACAATGACTCCGAACTCGAATGCGTCGGCAGTTGGACCCCGCATTACGTGATCCCGCGATGGTCGACAGTCAGCGGCTCCCAGTACGCACACAGTCCGGCTGTAGTGGCCGGCCTGCCCGACGCCAGGCTGATTCAGCAGGTCACACGTGTGCTGCTGGAGGCCGGCGAGAAGGCCACGAACCCTCCGATGGTTGCCGTGCAAGAGGCGATCCGCGGCGATGTCAGCATCTACGCGGGCGGCATCACGTGGGTTGACGCAGAATACGACGAGAGGCTGGGCGAGGTTCTGCGGCCGATGTCCCATGACAAGAGCGGCCTGCAGTTCGGCATGGAGTGGGCCCAGGATCTGCGTACGCAGCTTGCGGACGCTTTCTACCTGTCGAAGCTGAACCTGCCCCCGGTGGGTGGACCAGACATGACGGCATACGAGGTTGGCCAGCGCGTGCAGGAGTTCATCCGCAACGCGCTGCCGCTGTTTGAGCCGATGGAACAAGACTACAACGGTCAGGTGTGCGATCAGACTTTCACCCTGATGCTGCACAATGCTCCGGAGATCCGCCAGTCCGTACCGAAGAATCTGGCCAACGCGGAGATCGACTTTCAATTCGAGTCGCCGCTGCGCGAGGCGATCGAGAAGGTCAAGGTCGGCCAGTTCATGGAGGCCCAGCAAGTGCTCGCGGCCGCCATCCAGCTTGACCCGAGTGTGGCTCTGATCGTGGACAACCAGAAGGCAACGCGCGACGTGCTGACCGCGGTGGTACCGGCCGCGTGGCTGCGTACTGACGCCGATGTGCAGGCGATGGCGGCCGAGCAGGAAGCGCAACGGCAGTCCCAGGAGCTGCTGGCCATGATGCAGCAGGGGGCGGATGTCGCGGCCACGCTGAAGACCGCGGCCCCGACTGTGGGCCAAGGCGGCGCCGGAGGTGCCCTGTGATCGCCAAGGCCAAACAGGCGCCACCACACCTCAACTGCCAGTGGGATGTCCCTGTGGCGAGCGCGTTGCAGGCCCTGCAGCGCGGGGACGCCAGCCCGGACCAGCAAAAGCAAGCCCTGAACTGGTTGATTAATCACGCGGCCGGCACGTACAATCAGAGCTATCAGGAGTCCGGAGACCGCGACACCGTGTTCGCTGAAGGCCGACGCTTTGTCGGACTCCAGATTGTGAAACTGCTGCACATCTCAACCCAAGCACTACTGCGAAAGGCACAACCCAATGAATAATCCCGCACCGGCTATCCTGGACGTTCCAGCTCCGGCACCAGCTCCCGATCCCGCACCGGATCCGATTGTCGGCGATCCGCCGGCGCCCACGCCCGACCCTGCCGCCCCGGCACCTGCTGCCGGCGACCCGCCGGCCGGAGATTGGCCGGAAGACTGGCGGCAGAAGTACAGCACGGACCCTGCGGTGCAGAAGCGGCTCGAGCGATACGGCTCACCGAAGGCAGCGCTTGACGCGCTGTTCGCGGCCCAGACCCGCATCAGCAAGGGTGACATTCTGCCCGCGCTGAAGGACAATCCGACCGCGGAAGATATCGCCGAGTACCGCAACTCGCACGGCATACCCGAGACCCCGGACAAGTACGACCTGACCCTGCCCAATGGTTTGGTCATCGGCGAAGCCGACAAGCCGTTCGTTGACGAGTTCCTGACCAAGGCTCACGAGCAGAACATGCACCCGAAACAGGTGCAGGAGGCTCTGGGCTGGTACTTCGACAAGCAGGAGAAGGCCGTAGCCGAGCAGGAAGCGCGCGACCAGGAGCACCGTATCGCGTGTGTGGACGAGCTGCGCAACGAGTTCGGGCCCGACTACAAGCGCGAGGTTAAGATCGCCATGGACGTGCTGGACACGGCCCCCGCGGATGTCAAGGACCGGTTCCTCGGCGGCAGGCTCGCGGACGGCACGATGATCGGCAACGATCCCGCTGTCATCCGCTGGCTGAATACTTTGAGCCGCGAGCTGAACCCGATCGGCACGGTCGTGCCGGGGTCTGGCACGAACGCTGCGCAAGCGGTCCAGAGCGAAATGACCGAACTGCGCGCGTTGATGGGCGACCACAACAGCGCCTACTGGAAGGGCCCGGCGGCGGCAGCCAAGCAGGCCCGGTACAAGCAACTTGTCGAAGCATCGTCGAAAGGGCGCTAAATGAACACCGACTACGAAGAACTGGAGCAACAAGCCGCGCTCGAGGCGCTTGCGCTGGAAGAGGCCGTCGCCGTCCCGGCGGAAGACACGCCGCCGGACGACGACATGCCGGACGACGACATGCCGGACGAAGTCGTTAATTCGCCTGTCATGGGCGCGAAGTACCCGAAAGCGTACACCGGCAAACTGCTGGCGCTGCGCAAAGCATTGCAGAAAGGAAAATAAGCCATGGCTGATACCGTTACCACAATCACGATCGAAGACTACGCGGGGTCCAAGTACGCCGCATACCATTTCACCGGCATATCGGACGGCACCGGCGAATCCGGCGTTGTCAAGATCGATAAGTCCGCGATGGCTGTCGCGCAGGACGGCGCCGAGCCCGCGGCGGTCGACATCCTGCAGGTGGACTGGAACATCCAGGGGTTCACGTACGTCAAGCTGTCGTGGGATCACACGACAGACCAGACGGCCATGCTGCTGCCAGCCGGTGCCGGGTCGCGTGCGTTCCCGAAACCGCTCGGCGAGTTCTACCTCAAGGACCCACGAACCGCGGGGGACACTGGCGACTTGCTGCTGACCTCGGTCGGCGCGGTATCCGGGGCCACGTATGACATCACGGTTTACGTGCGCAAGGCGAACGACTGATGTACGCCGGGTTGAAAATCGACGACAGGATAAAGGCTCTTCGCGAGTTCCCTGGTAAGCGACGCATTCTGTCGTCGGTTATCAACCAAGTGTTTGGTGGGGCCTCGATGGGCCTATCCGCGATCCTGAACTCGTCCCAGTTCTTCGCCCCCCTAACCCACTCTCTAACCCTCACCCGAGGAACCGGCTCTGCTACCTTCACAAGAGCTACCCCACAGACCGTAGAGAACAATGACGGCTATCTGGTACAGGCTACTGCAGAAGAGGCAGCGTTTAAGGGGGCGAGGCGGATAAGGAATCTTGTAACAGCAAGTGAGGTTTTTACGGGTTGGACTAAGGAAGTCGGGGTAACGATAGATGACCTTGGTGGTGGAGAATCAAGGATAAATTTCAATGGCGCTGCAGGAGCCTATGTATTTACAGCAGTCGGTACTTTACCAACAGGTTCAATTGGGTTGTGCTCGATAGAGGCGGCTACAGAAACTGGAAGCGGAACTATCAGTATCAATGAGCCGGTTCAAAGCTACTTCGCAAATACTCCAAGAGCCGTTAGTACGACATGGGCAAGAATCGCAAGCCCTGCCTCCTCTCCAACTATCTCTAGCCACCCGTATATCGGGCTGTGGCTTCGTGCGCCTTCGGGATTCACTACCCTGAAGATACGAAAACTTCAAATTGAAGATGTCACCGCTCAAACCACCCAAACAGCCGGAGAGTATGTCAGCAAAGGCGTACTTTCAAACCCCTGGCACGGCGCAGGCGTAGACGGTGTCAAGTGGTTCAACACTGACATATCAGGAAACCCGATAGCAGCGAGTACGCTCAAGGGCATTGAGATATGGCCTGCTGCGACGAATCGTGCTTTGCATTCGCAGGACTTCACAAACGCTGTTTGGGTATCAGGGGGCGGTGGAATAGCTGTCACGCCTAATACCGCTGTAGCTCCAGACGGGACAACAACCGCTGACACGCTGACCGCAAGCGGCGCAAACGGAACCTTGATACAAGACCTTGGCGTTGTTGCCTCTGCCGCCAAGAACGGAGCTTTATATCTCAAGCGCAAGACCGGAACCGGAAACGTCGATATTACGCTGGATGGCGGGACCGGATGGACTACACAGACCATCAATAGTAGCACATGGACACGCTGCGAGAAGACGCAGACGCTTGCAGACGAAGACTTTGGAATTCGGCTTGTAACCAGTGGCGATGCGGTCTATGCGTGGCAAGCGGATGTGACCACGGCATCTGTTATGAGTCCGCCGATAGTTACAACTACCGCAGCAGTGACACGGGATGCTTCTGTAGATAGTGTGCCGACTGCAAGCAACATCCTTGCCGCTGCTGGAACCATAGCATTCACCTACACGCCCGGACATGCCCCGAGCGGGACAGTATTCCTGTGGGGAACCTACGTCGATGCTAGCAACTACACCGCCATTCTGCATGATGCGACGAACCTGATCTTCAGGAAACGCATTGCTGGCGTGAATACTGATGCGACAATAGCCAACACCTTCGCCAGCGGGACGACCTACAAGATGGCTGCTTCATGGGGAGCGGCAGGGCAGCAGATTGCACTCAATGGCACGATGGGAACCGCTCATGTTAATACCGCTGCTGCACAGATCGGCTCTACGATGCAACTCGGCGGCGATGGTAACTCATTGCAACAAGCTGGCATGGCCTTCAAGGATGATCGCATCTGGCAGCGCCAACTCAGCGCCAGTGAGATGGTGACGGTGACAACGCCATGAGAACCCTAATCTTCATCGCCTTCACAGTGGTTGGCGTGTCTCTCGCCCTGATGCTTGGCGGCTGTGCCCCCGCCATGACCGTGCACGAGAAGCAGATAGACGGAATCCCATACACCCTCTACCTCGACCACCCCGAGCCGCCCTGCGGCCACCTGAAGCACAACGAGGGCTGCACTGTTACACCCCGCGGTGGTAAGCCGAGCGTGTACATATCGAGCATTGCGCCGGCCTGGGTGGTCGAGCACGAAGAGGCGCACGTGCAAGGGATGTCGCACAGTGAGTGGAAGCAGACCCCGAACGGGTTCTGCGCGAACGTCTACTGGGGCGGCGTCAACACCAAGTACGCCCGGGGGGACACCATCTGTAACAACGGCGGCACGGAACGAATAATCCGGTTATAAGTATTTGACAGGTTTTTCGAAGTAGCGTATAAGACGAACTGCAAGTCCAAGCTATGGCCCCGCCCATGCCTTGATCGGCCCCGAGAGGACAACCCGAAACAGGCGCGAATGGTGGACACCCCGAAAGCGCGGAGAGATTCTTTCTTCATTCTTTTTAGGAGCCTACCATGGCCGATACTGCATTCCAAACGCAATACCGCGATGAATTCATCGCAGGTTTCGAGCAGCGCCAGTCCAAGCTGCGCGGCACCGTCACGACCGAAGTCGAAGTGCGCGGCAACACCGCCGTCTTCCTCGTCGCCGATTCCAATTCCGACATTGCTGTTACCCGCGGCACCAACGGCCTGATCCCGGCCAAGGCGGACAACCTGACCCAGAACAGCTGCACCCTGGCTGAATGGCACGATCTGCGCCGTCGCAACGGTTTCAACATCTACGCGTCGCAAGGCGACGGTCGTCGCATCATGCAGATGAACAGCATGGCCGTGGTCAATCGCAAGATCGACACCGACATCATCGCTGCCCTGGACGACGGCACCCAAGATACCGGCGCTGCACAGACTGGCTCCCTGAGCCTGGCCATGTACGCGCTGACCATCCTCGGCAACAACGACGTGGAGAACGACGGTAACATTTTCGGCGTTATCACCCCGGCGTTCCACGCCTACCTGATGCAGACGAAGGAGTTCGCCTCCGCCGACTACGTCAAGGGCGCCCCGTTCGAAGGTGGCCGTCCGTCGATGTTCAGCTGGGCCGGCGTGAACTGGATCGTCAGCACGCGCCTCACCGGCAAGGGCACCGCGAGCGAGACCTGCTTCATGTACCACAAGAGCGCGATCGGCCATGCCTGTGACACCACCGGCATCCAGACCGCGGTCGGGTACGACGAAGAGCAGGACTACAGCTTCGCGCGTGCCACGGCGTACATGGGGTCCAAGCTGCTGCAGAACAGCGGCGTGGTTCTGATGTATCATGACGGCTCGGCTTACGCTGCGCAGTAACAGGAAAGGAACATAACCATGGCATACAGCACCTCTGCACCCGCTCGTTGCATCCTCCAGGCGATGGCTGGCCCGAGTTTCTGGTATCACACCTCGGCGGATGCTACCGCCGCGGCCGATGCCAGTGGCTTCATCACCAACGGTGGCGACCTCGGCATGAAGGTGGGCGATATCGTCTACCACAAGGACTCCACCACGGAAGCAACCGCATTGACCATGCACAAGGTCGTGACGGTCTCCAGCACCTCTCCGGGCGCCGTGGATCTGAGCGACGGCACCGTGGTCGGCAGCGCGACCAACACCGACTAAGCACCTGTCGGCGATACAGCCCCAGCGGTCACAAGCCGCTGGGGCTTCCCCACGAGAATAAGGAGCACCAGTGAAACTTCTGCCGAAAGACCTCAAGCAGGCCGATTTTGTCCGCACGGTATGGGTAGCCCAACCGGAACACGGAACCACCCTCGAAGAGATGTTGAAGCCGGAATACTGGTCTCACGTTGCAAAAGAACTGAAGCTGCCAGGCGGACGTATCGAAGTCATGCCCACTGGTGGAGAATGGTTCGCCGAGCTGTATATCCGTTCCGTCGGCTCGCAAGACGTGAAAGTCGCCCTGCTGCGGCACGTCGCGTTCGACGCGCCGGCCAAGCAGGACGATGACTACGAAGTCCGTTCACGTGGCGGCGCCGGATGGTCGGTGCTCCGCAAGTCGGACAAAGCGGTGCTGTTCGAGAAGGGCCAGACCCGCGCCGATGCCGAAGCGGAACTGGCGAAGATCAAGGCAGCCAATTTGGGGTAAGATATGACGACGAAATTATTGATTTATCAGGGAGCCCTCCGCATGTGCGGCGAGCGCAAGCTGGCCTCCATCACTGAGAATCAACAAGGTCGTCACCTCCTCGATGACGAATGGGCCGACGGCGCTGTCGACTACTGCTTGGGGCAGGGGCAGTGGACGTTCGCCAAACGCACCCGCGAGATCGCGTCCTCGGTTTCCGTGGTTCCCGACTTCGGGTACTCGAAAGCGTTCGATATCCCGACCGACCTGATCCGCACCACGGCCCTGTGCTCGGACCCGTACCAAAAGGTGCCCCTGCTGGATTACACCACCGAGCAGGCGTACTGGTTCGCGGACGTGGACCCGCTGTATGTGAGCTACGTCAGCAACGACGCGAGCTATGGCGGCGATCTGAGTCTGTGGCCGGGGGGGTTCGTGCTGTTTGTACAAGCGTACTTGGCCAGCAAGATTGTCGAGACGCTGACGCAGGACGCGGCCAAATGGGAGCGCGTGTTCAAGCTGGCCCGGAAGTACCAGAAAGACGCGGCCAGCAGCGACGCGATGGAAGGCCCCACCAAGTTCCCCCCGGAGGGGTCGTGGGTGGCCGCCCGTCGTGGCCGCAGCTCGCGGGACCGGGGCAACCGTTCGCAGCTGATTGGCTGATATGGGCCGCGACGCTAATACCCTGTTTGGTTTCAACCGAGGCCTGGTCTCGCCTCTCGCGCTGGCACGCGGAGATCTGAAACGGCTGGCCCTGTCTGCGGAGACGCAGACGAACTGGGTGCCACGAGTCCTCGGGCCGATGATGCTGCGGCCTGGTACCCGGTACCAGCACACGACTCGCAGTAACGCTGCGGCCGCGCACATACCGTTCGTATTCGCCACCGACGACACGGCGATCATCGAGCTGACCGATGCCGCCATGCGGGTCGATCTGGCCGGCACGATCATCACCAGGCCGAGCGTGGCCACCACCATCGCGAACGACAGCTTTACCGGGAAGTACAGCAACACGGTCACGTTCACCGGCGGCGACTCCGCGAACTGCGTCTACACGGGTGCCGACAACTTCGTGGTGGACAACGCGGTGTCGTTCTCAAACTCCGGGGGCGGGCTGCCGGCGGCGATTACGGCGGGG